GGATATTGCCGTTCTTGAAGATGTTTCCGTTGGAAGAGGAAATCACAAGCCGATACATTTTCTGCTCGTTGATTTCATCAATGCGGATATTGGTGTCTTCTACCGATTCGGTCGTGGCATAGGCTTTCAGAACAACCTCACCCGTCTCCAAATTCCAATAGGACGAGCCGTCAATGGAAGAGAGCGTACCCGCTTTGATGATGTTTGCAATAAGCGTACCAGAGGTAATAAAGTCTGCTACGATTGCTCCATCGGAGGTGATTGCCGTCTCAAAGGGACCGTTGTAGCCGTTTGAGGAAAAGCCAAGTCCGCCCACGTTCCAACGCCATATATTCACGGCATCTTCAATCGTGGGTGCGTCCATAACGAGAAGCTCGTAAGGCTGACCTGCATCATCCCCTCGAAGCACGACATAACCGCCACGCTGACCGGTTATAAGCTCGGTTGCGTTTTGAATCGCAGAAGCCATAAGGCTCGGTATACGGTCAATTTTAGCGGCGGTGTTTTCGATTGCTGCTTGCGTTTGGGAAACGGTGTCGGTAAGGCTTTGACGAACCGAGCCGAGGGTGATAGAGGTGTACTTTTCCGCAAGGGTGTCATATACCGTCTTTACCACCTTTGCCGTAGCAGAAACACCGAGCAGAGTATGCTTGATAGTTACTCTGTCGCAGAGAGATACACGCTCAAGGATGGCAGCATATTCCGGTTGCTTCCATAATGGCTCAAAGGATATGGTCAAGTTGGGCGTTTCCACCCCGAGAGGGTTATTTTCAAGATACTTCACAGCCTTGGCACGGAGAGCCTCTTCGGTGATTACCTCGTCCATTTCAAAGGAGTCGGTGAAATCCTTGATGAGGGTTTTCCTTTGCACCAGAGTGCTGTTTGAGATCGGCAGTATCTGTTCGGTAAGGGTGATGACGGTTTCGTTTTCGTTCTCATCGGTATAAACAGCAAAAGGCAACAAATCCGTATAAACATCGGAATTGTCGCTGTCTTCCTCAAGCTTTGTGAGGTTTTTGCCGTATTCGATAACAACGCCGCGATTCTCACCACGCCCTTGATGGTGGATGACCGAGTAGTTGTCCCATTCAAACTCGCCACCCCAAAGGCTGATAAGAGAGCCGGACTCACCGCCAAGCACCGCACGTATGCTCTTGGGTTTCGATACCGAGAATTCCTTTGAGGTAACGTAATCGGTGCGGAAGGTGAAGTTGTGGGGCGTGAGAGCGTTTGTAAAGACCCGTTCCATCGCAAGCTGCGGAGGAAGATTTGCACCTTCCCACGCAGGCGTTGCGATGGTAGTCAGATCGTAAGAGAGGTGCTGTGCGTACACCTTCACAATGCCGTTTATAGGCTTTGTAATGCGGTAAATGCGGAAGACCTGGTCTTTGGATGTATCGTTAGGTTTTGCCTTTACAAGACGTTCCTTGCGGATTTCGTTATAGAACTGACCCGAAATGGGATACTGAAAGGTGCATTCGTAGGTGCTGTTGCGTTCCTCGGTGACCTCGCAGGAGATAATATCCGAAAGAGCACCGATGCCAAAGGTTGAAAAGCTGGTCGCATTGGCTTTATAAAGAACCGGTATCATATCATCACCCACCTCGGCTTTATTTCAAGGCTTGTAATACCTCCGTCAAAGGTGATGGTATTCTTACCGGGAGCAAGGGTGGGAAAACCGTTACCGCTGACCGTGTCGTTCTTCAGCTCGGTGCCTTGGTAGAAGTTCATCAGCTCCGAGTCGCATTCGGTGTATCCGTCAAGGGTGCTGAACTCCCATATAGCGTTTCCCGCAGAGGACTGAATCGTAAGGTTACCAGTGCCTCTGCCGTTGACCTTGATGTAAGGCTTGGCGGTGAAGGGATAAGGGTTGGACAGTACGAAGCCGGAGCTGTTATAAGGGGTAAGTGTCTGTCCCGAATACAGATAACGGAACGGCTGAACGCTGAAATTCACGGTGAACACGCCGATTTTATTCAGCTCGTCATCAATATCCAACTTGTTATTGAAGACCGCTTTGCGGAAAAATTCGGTGTCGTAGCTGTCCGATAACGTATGGTAGCGGTCAGGCTCGGTATAGAGCCAAGCCTTGATAGCCGTTACCTTGCTTGAAAGCTCGGAGATGCTCTTTGCGGGTACAAAGCAAGTATAGGAAACCGCCCCATTGGGGAATCGTCCGTTAGGGGTGATAAGGTCGCCGTCTCTGCTGGGGATTGATTGAAACTTCAAATCATATTTCGGTGCGGAGAAGATGTCCTTACTGCTGATGCGAATGCCCATATCAGCGGAGTTGATACCGTTATAAATAAAATAATTCACGCAAATACCACTCCTTTCCGTTTCGCAAACGCATCTGCGGTTACCATAATTTCGTTTGTAAGCGCGGAGATATCCTCGCTTGAATAGTTGTTAAAGTTTTCGATGACCAGGTGGATCGAGAAGCCACCGGGGGCTGTCGTTCCATCGGTTACGGCTCCGTGTGCATTGACGTTGATATCGCTCGGCAGCGTGGTTGACAGATCTGCGGAGAGGTCATCAAATACAGAGTTGAGGTCTTTTGCCATATGCGTTGCGGAGTCGATTGCCTCACCTGCGGTTTCATCAATACCGCCAGCCAAGCCCTCCATCATCATGTCACCGATCCACGCCATCTTTCGTGACGGGGAGTGAATGCCGAAGAAATCGCAGATGCCGTCCCAAAGGCTCGAAGCCCAGCCGGACACCTTATCCCAAATCCAAGAAGCAAGGCTTTGGATACCTTCCCACAGACCTCTTACAAGGTTTGCACCGACTTCAACGAAGGAGCCGATGCCGTTGACTAATGCGTTCACCAAGGAGGTGATAATCTGTGGCATTGCCTTTACAAGCTCCCAAATAATCTGCGGAAGATTGGTTATGAGAGACATAAAGAGGTCAACACCGGCTTCGATGAACTTGTCGATGCTTCCGAGAAGTCCGTCAATGATGCCGATGATAAGGTCGGGTAAGCAACCCACGATGGCGATAATAATACGAGGTAGCTCGGTTATCAGCGAGGTGAGAAGCGTAATGCCGCACTCAATAATCATCGGTATCATTCCGAGTAAGGTGTCGATAACGCTCACAATGATTTCGGGGATCGCCTGGACAATCGTGAAGATGATTTCCGGCAAAGCACCGATGAGAGAGGTAATCAGCGTAATACCCGCATCAATAATCAAAGGCACAGCACCGATCACCGCATTCAGAACACCCTCGATGATGACGGGGATAGCCTCCACAATCGTGATAACGATTTCGGGGAGTGCGGCTACGAGTGAGGTAATAAGATGCACACCTGCTTCGATAAGAAGCGGAATGGCATTCATAAGAGCCTCAAGAATGCCGTTGATAATAACAGGGATTGCGTTGACGATGGTTTGGATGATAGTCGGCAAAGCGCCAACGAGAGAAGTGATGAGGTTGATACCCGCATCAATTATCATCGGTATGGCACCGATCACAGCCGTGAGGATGTTGTCGATTATTATGGGAATAGCCGCGATGATGGTTGAAATAATGGTCGGCAACGCTCCAACAAGTGAGGTGATGAGCTGTATTCCTGCATCGATTATCAAGGGGATAGCGTTAATAACCGCTGTCAGAATGCCGTCAATAATAACGGGAATCGCAGCAACGATAACCTCAATAATCTCGGGCAATGCACCGATGATTGAGGTAAGCAAGCCGATACCAGCCTCGATGATTTGCGGAATGGCGTTCATAAGGAAATCAAGCAATGCTTGTATCAGCTCGGGGAGAGCTTCAAGGAGGACTGGAATGGCATTGAGAATACCTTGAGCCAATCCCTTAACGAGCTTGATTGCAGCACCGAGAATCTGCGGAAGGTTCTTGATGATCGTATCCACGATTTTCGTTATAACCGCCATAAGCGAAGGCACAAGCTGTGGCAGAGCCTTTGCGATACCTTCCACCAGGGTTACGATAACTTGAAGCCCGGTGTCGATAAGAAGCGGTAACTGGTCGATGATGCCGTTAACCAGGGCAAGCACCAACTGCAACGCTCCATCGGCTATTTGCGGAAGCCCCGATATAAGGGCGTTCAAAATCGTGAAGAGGATTTCGGTTGCCGAGGTTACGATAACGGGGAGATTATCCACGATAGCTTGACCGAGGGATGTCACCATCGTTGTAATAAGGTCAAGCAGCACCGGGAGATGATCCATAAATACATCAATGACCTTGGGAATTATCTCACCGATAACGTCAGCCATTTTACCGAGGTCGCCCCCGGCGGCATTGATGCCGTTTGTAAACTCACCAAGAAGCCCAACTCCGTCCGAGGCAAGCTCGGTAAGAACGGGCAAAAGAATAGTGCCAAGGGCGTTCTTTGCCGCCGTGGCACCAACAGAAAGATATTGTAATTGGTCATCAAGAGCGCCGTAGGCATTGAGAGCCTCGTCACCGAGAACATAACCCGCCGCCTTTGCTTCCTCGCCAAGCTCTGCCATTCGCTCCGCACCCGCTTCGATAAGAGGGTTGAGTTCCTGGGCTGACTTGCCGAGAATTTGCATTGCCAGGGCATCACGTTCGGTCTCGTTTTCCATCTTGCCAAGGGCATCGATGATTTCCCAATACACGGTATCGCTGTCACGCATATTACCTTCGGCATCGTAAACGGCAATGCCGAGCTTTGCATAGGCTTCGGACATTTCGTTCATTGCCGGGGCAACAGGCTGTGATGCACTTGCCACGTCAGCTTGAGCTGTCGCAAGATTATTCTGTGCTTGCTCAAGGGCGATGGCTGCCTTTTGAACGGCGGCAGAGCCTTCCGTGCTTTCCGCAAGAGCCGCATTGTAGGTCTCTTGGGCAGAGGACAGCTTGCTTTGCGCCTTTTCAAGGGCAACGGCGGCTTTCATTGCTTGCTCCGAATCGGCACCGTTCTTTTCAACGGCTGCGTTGTAGGAGATCTGTGCCGTTTCCACCGCATACATTGCATCTTCCACCGAAGCGTAGGCTTTGCTTACCGCCTCACCGCTTTTCTTAACGGCTTCATCGTAGGCGATTTGAGCCTTTTCAAGATTGAGCTGTGCGGTGGTGGCTTTGGCTTCTGCCTTGGCGAGCTTTTCAAGATCGACCTCGGCTTCGGTTGCGGCATTGGCAACGGTGGACATCGACTTGATATTCTTTGCCATCGACTTTGTGAGCGTTTCGGTAGAGACGTCAACAAGCTCGGCGGCATACATATATTCTTGGAGCTTATCCGTTGCGATGCCCGTTTGGGTTGCCGTGGTGATGACACCATCAGCATAAGCCGCACCCTCTGTCGCCATATCCACAAGGGCTTTTCCGGCGGCAACAGCGGCGGCAGATACAGCAGCGAAGGCTGCGGTGATGGTGGCTGCGGTAGCCTTACAGACCGTGCCGAGACCTTCAAATTTGCCCCTGGCATCATCTGCTTGCTTGCCCGCACCCTCCACCTCATCACCCATATTGTCTGCTTCATCACCCGCTTCGTCCATACCTTTTTCGGCTTTTTCGAGGGCATCGTTGTTATCCTTCAACTCTCGTTCCATACCGATAAGGGCGGCTTCTGCGTTATTCAGTTGTATCTGCCAAGCCTGGGTGCGTTTATCGTTCTCCCCAAAGGAGTCGGCGGCATTTTGCAATGCTGCACGGAGGGTTTCGATTTTTTGCTTTTGTGCCGATATTTGTTTATCCAGCACTTCGTTTCTTGCGGTCAGCCCTTCGATAGACTTGTCGTTCTTGCCGAATTCAGCTTCCACAAGCTTCATTTCCGAACCGAGGACCTTGAAGGATTGGTTGATTTCTGCCAGGGACTTTTTAAATTCCTTTTCACCTTCAAGACCGATCTTTAAGCCGAACTTTTCTGACATATATCACCACCTCCTTGTTATATTCCGTCGGGGATAATATCGTCTATGAAATGCTCCCGTTTCGGTTTGGATATGCCTGAAAATTGTTTGTGACATTCCCAAAGGTCGAGCAAGAGACCAAACGGCATAAGACCCACCTCATCAAGGGTTAGATGAAGGTGGGCAAGGCCGTAATATATGAGCCGAGTAAACAGCTCTTCGTCACTTACTCGACCACCGTGTTTTTTGTGTCAGCCTCGCTCTGCACGTTACGCTGAGTGCCCTTATACAGAGCCTCGGTAATGGCGGTCTTATAGGATGCAAGGTCGGCGGGAACGGTGAGGATTTCCACGATGTCCTCGGTGAGAAGGTCACGGGGGCTGTCCTTGTGCTTGAGGTTATGGATGAGGGTGGACTGATTTGCAAGGAGCGTAATCAGCCATACGATCTCACCGATAGCCATCTCGAAATTCTCGCTCTTCATGAGCTTTTCGCCAAGGTTCTCAAGACCGCCGTAACGACCTGCGATTTCCTTGGTAGCCTTGGTGGTGAGAACAAGCTCGTATTCGTCACCGCCGATGGTAATGGTTGCGGTTCTATCTGTAATCATATGTCGCTACCTCCTTATGCCCCTGTGGGTGCTGCACTGGTATGCGAAGGTTCGTAAACCTCCTTATACCAATCAGCAATTACGGTGTTGTTGACGCCGGTATCACCTTCAGTTGCCTCTGCTTTCCAGGGATGTTTGCCAGTATTGTCTGCTCTGTTGCGACGAAGCACGGTGCCCTCGATTGTGGGCGTGCTGAACGTGATGCTGTCACCCTTGGTTGCGAGCGCGGTCGCGGGAATACCGAACTTCACGCGGTAAAGCCAGAAATACTTGTACTTTCCGTTTGCCTTCTTGGCACGGAAGCCAACTGCCACGGGATCTCCACCATCTTCGGTGCTGGAAATAACCACGCCGTTTTTGTCGATGACCGATCCTGTAAGGTCGGATGCGACCGCTGCACCGAGGTCATCGATGCCGAGCGACAAGGTGCCACTCTTAAATTCTTTGACGATCTCTGCTGCGCCATCGTCTGCGTAGAGGGTTGCCTCTGCCAGTTCCACCGACAAATCCGCCGTCATCGCTTTTGCAAGCTGCTTGGGCGTTTCATAGGTTTCGTTGCCATCTGCGTCCTCGGTGATTTTGGCATAGTACAGTTTGTCAAGACCGATTGTTGCCATAGTTAAAATTCCTCCATTTCATAGTGTTTTGCGACATCCACCACATAGTGGTGATAGCCGGTGTCGGTTTCATAACCGATATATTGTCTGTTCGTAATAGTTAAATCCGCGCCGAACAGCGCACGGATAATTCTGTTTTTATCGGCACCATAATTGCCCTTACAATAAAGGGAGATACGCGCTTCTTGAACATCGTAGGTCGGAGCGTTGTCGGCATTCAAATCGAAAGTGTCCGTCAGCGGTACGATTACGATGTATTTGTCGGGGGCTATATCTCCGAAGATACCCGTTTCAAGCGGGATACCCAAGGGGGTAAGTGCCGTATTGAGATCTGCGAGAATGCTCATAGCTTGTTTACCTCCTCCTCAAATTTCTGCATCATAGCCGCTTCACACGCCTTTTTCGATGCTGATTTTGCAGGCTTCAAAAAGGGCTTTGCGGGCTGTCCGTGCCGTCCGTATTCCAGGATGTTGGCGATTTTTGCGTTGCTGTCGCCATCGGAACGAGGTTCTGCAAAGCCGATTTTGATGTTATAGTTGCCGTCTCTGTCCACCTTGGGAGGTGTCATACCGAGAGAGCGTTCAAGCTCACCCGTGGAACGAGATGCGACCTTCGTGTTCTTGCCAACGACAGAAGCCAGGTTGCTTTTTACTTTAGATAGCACAACCTCGCCACCCGCCTCAAGCACACGCTCGGCAATCTCGTCTGTCTTTTCGCCAAGAGCAGAGAGCCTTTCAAGGAACTCCTCCGGCATTTGGATTTCTGCTTTAGCCACGAGTCGGCACCACCTTTCTTGCCATTATTTCAAGGTACATACCGCGTCCTCGCACATCTTCCACCGAGATGATATCGTACTTCTCGCCGTTGCAAAGAAGAATGTGGTCGGTGGAAATATCGACACCGGGAATGGTGCGGATGCGGAAGAGGTCGGTGGCATCACTAAAGGCAGCAAGGTTAGCCCAACGTTGGGAGCCGTGTCTACCTTCTCTAAAAGCTCGGACAGAAGCCACACCCTCATAAACGGATGTGGCAAAGCCCTCGGCATCCTTGATACTCTTAAAGATGCCGATTTCTACGGTGGTATTCATTTTTCCAAGGCTCATACTCACACCTTCCAATCTCGGTCAATGATAAGGAGCATATGGATAGTTTTCCACGATTGCGATGCCGCCTGGGGGTTATCCGCAAAGAAACCGCCTGTACCTCCATCACGGGACTCATAAAAATGAGTTGCAAGCATAATAACGCCTTGCTTTGTGACTTCGGACATAGCGGTTTCTGTATATGCTCCCGCCGGGAGATGCTGATAACCCTCGGCATAGGCGATGGCGGCAAGGATGTAACCTCTTACAAGGTCATCATCCGCATCGTGTTCAAGGTTGAGATTTTTCTTAACACGGGGCAAAAGCTCTTCCATCGCCACTACCTCCCGTTAAATTAGGTGGCAGAGCCGCCCTGCTGAAGTACCTTGACGGCTTCGGGCAGGATGAGTTTGGCATCGACTCTCTTGGTAGCAAGGAAACCGACCTGACCCTTATCAGCGTAAAGCTCGTTCAGACGAGTGAACTCAACGCCCTCACGGTCACCGATCCAGTAGTAGGAGAGGTCACCAAAGAGAATGGTCTTGGCACCTGCATCGATGGTGGGCATTGCGATAGAGGTGTAAACGGGTCTACCAAGGATAGTATCGGGCTGACCTTCACGAAGACCGGGCTGCCACATAAACTGACCGTTGTTGTCCTTGAGCTTGCGGATTGCGGCAACAGTAGCGTCGTTGAGAATCCATACCGCGTTGCTACGATACGGAGCGCGGAGATTATGATAAAGGTCCATAATCTCTTCAGCGGTGATAGCGGTTGCAGACTTGGTAGTAACACCGATTTCTGCTCCATCAACAGCATTCAAAAGACCAGTAGGCTTACCCTCGCCATCACCGGTTACAAAGGCAACCTCCTCTGCGTTACCGATACGATATGCGAACTCCTTCTGGAAGTGGCTCTCAAGGTCAAAGGCTGCATCGTTGAGAAGCTCCTTGGAAACCTTAATAAGAGCGCAGAGCTTGTGTGCGCCGATGGTCTTCTGTGCAAAGCCGTCATCGGAATCGGGGATCGTGCCGTTTTCCTCTACCCAGTTGGCAACACCACGGGTAGCCACAACGGGAATCTTGTGAGTTCCCGAAGAGGTGTTGAAGGTGTGTGCCAGCTTACGAATGATAAAGGTATCATTCAAAGTCGTAATGAGATGCTTCTCAAAGGTGTCGGGTACAAGGAAACCGCCTTCGGTGTCGGTGCCAACAGAGAGAATGTTGTTGACGTCGGCATTCATACGGCCACGCATCTTGTTCCAGAACACCTTGCCGTACTCATCAGCCGCACGACCAACCTTGGTATCAACCTTGGCAGAAGCGGGCTTCTCGGTGATGGGAGAGCTTACGGGCTTGGACATCTCTGCATCAAGTGCCTCAAGGCGCTCCATACGAGCAATCTCCTTGCCAAGC